ATCTCCAACCGGTAGCTTCAAAAATCCAATAATCAGGATGTGATAAATCTTTTGGAGTTAAATTTGTTTTACCAGGATTTCTACTGATTTTTTGGGTTATATCTAATAAACTTCTTTTCATTATACAATATCAATAAATTTACCTGTAATAGTAATTTCGTCACCACTATCTACTGAAAATCCAGGAGACAATGCCAATGTTAATGTATTGTTTGTATATGATGTTACTGTAAAATGTGTCGTTTGATAATACCTAACACCATTTATATATAATTTAATATCGTAAGAATTTCCCTGATAAGTTAATCCAGAAGTAATTACTCCGGATAATTGTGTAGGTGCTTGTATTAATTTTACTCCTGTGAATATTGCGCTACTATCATTTTCACCATCTACGACTTTACTATTATTTAAAGATAAGAAATCAATTAAGTCCTTGTTATCGTAATATGGTGATGGTGTCGTTAATAAACCTTCCAATCTACCATTTCCAGTTACATCCACTTCGGTAGACATTACGACTCTTTTTACAGATAAGGATTTTTTAATAGGAGATTCACCATCAAATTTTTCTGGAAGTAAATAAGCTTTTGTAATTAAATTAAATTCAACTCTATTAATTCTTTCAGTTCCGTCACCGACTTCGTTTATAACATTATAATCGGTAACTTGTGTTCTAAATTTAAATTTATCTTTATCACCCCAATATTGTCCTGTGAAATTTAATGCTTCAATTACTTGGTTTAATTGTTCAGTATATGTAGTCCAAGCCATACATTCATAACTAATTTCTATAAACTCTGGCATTAAAATATTATATAATTCTCTTTTTGGTTTTACTGCTCCACCTAAAACACTAAAATGGTCATAACGATTATCTTTTGAATATTTTGAAATTGTTTGATAATAAACACCTCTTCTTAAAAAAGGCATTGTTTCATCTTTAGAGACAGTATTTCTTCTAATCATCATTAAAGGTAATTGTAATTTACCTTTTTGGTCTCTGTAAACTCCTTGTCTACGGGAACCATTCCATCTTTCGGAATTACCATATATAACAGGAATTTTTAATGCTTTACCATTATCATCTAAGGTTGGTAAAACCGTATCTTCCAAATAAGACATCATAGCATAATCAATATCAAAAAGGGTGATACTTTGTTTTATATCTCCTGTTTCAGATTTAATTTGCTTTGCTCTATTTAGATTTTCTCTAAGTGGATTTGTAGACATATTATTTTATTCTTTCTTCTATATTCAAAGATGATTTTCTTACCATAAATGTTTCACAAACAACACTAAAATTATTAGATGGTAATCCACCTACAAATTGTACTTCAGTTGTATTACCAATTTCATAATAAGATTGGTCAAAGAAAATAACATCACCAATTTCTGGGTATGTATTTTTTTCCTCTAACATCCATCTATCAAATCTAAATTCTATGTTTTGTGATGTATCTGCACCAAATCCTTCATATCCTGCAGATTGTACAGATTTATTTATTAACACATTTAATTCTACTCCTGGATACCATGTCTTATTCGTAGATTCACCATATAGGTTTACTTTAGTTTCATCTAAATTTACTTTAAACAAAACTGCAATGTTTTCTACAACATCGTCTACCACTTCTCTGGCAAAACTCTTAAATAATTCGATATCTCTACCGACTGCAAATTTTGGCATATTATCCTACATATAATTTTAAAGGAACTTTTCTTAACATCTCTTGGTGGTGAGTTGATTCATGTGCTTTATTTTCCATCACATTCTTTCTACTCATTTCATTTAAATTTTCTCTAAGTTGTTCTATCAACATATCTTTTTCAACTTGAGCCTCTCCTCTCAATGCTGCTCCATCTAACGTTACTTCACCATCTGGTATAGGTACTGAACTATATTTTTCTCTAATTGCACCTAATAATTCTTTTGCAAGTGCAAGAGTATATTTTCTAATCCATTGTTTACCAACGTCATTTATATTTCTATACTGAATAAAATCATATGGAATGTCGGAATAGTCAGAAAGTGAATCTGCTTGAATAGTTTGTGAATCATGTTCAAATTCATCTCTACTCATATATTCAAAATAAACTTTAGTTTTTCCTGTACCTGTTGGAACTGGAAATATTTCTAATTTATTATCTACTATATTAAAACTAAAAGTTGATTTTCTAATATGGTCATTGAATTCAATTTGTTGCATTCTTAACACATCTTCATATAAAGGCATCATTAAGAATTGTGCTGCAGGAGAGTAATTACCAAATCCCAGCTCACTAATTAAGTTTAAAGTTCCTTGTGCTCCAACTGAGTATGGGTCAAAGAATCTTGTAATTGCGGGAATTGCTTCATGATATACTCTAGTTACATCTATTGTTGATGATGAACCTGATAATGATGATGAAATACTATTTCCAGTTGTTGCATCGTATGCATTATTTATTAAATCGTATATTTGAACCGATGCTGTTAAATTTACATATGCTTTTTTAATTGCAGTATTACCACCCACTCCTGCCAAAGTTCCATATTGTTGAGACATACGAACTGCAGTTGGTAAAAATGAACCATCTACAAGTGTTTGTGAATAGTTTTCAACTTTACCTTTAGGTTGTCCTCTAAGAATATCTAAATTGTTTCTAAGATTGAATTGATTGACTTGTGCTGAATATTCCGAAACAGATTCTTCAAAACATGCCCAAATTTGTTGATTATCTAATTCAATATTAACAATAGGGTAACCCAATCTTCTAGCTACCCAAGTTGCTGTTTTTGGGGCATCTAATCTAAAATCAGTATCACTATCATACAATCCAAATGGAGTTGCAGTCGATAATACTACTGATGATGAAAATTCTGATGCAGATGAACCCGTCCAATATGTGTTTACAGACATTACTTAAAATTTATAGTTTTACTACTATAAATATGAATTATATAAATAAAAAAGGGGAAAGTATTTCTACTGTCCCCTTTTTAATATTTTTAATAAAATTGAAAACTATGTTAATCTAACTTTAACTGTACCGGTAGTATGATACAATCCACCAATTGCAACACCAGCTGATGCTGCAGCCCCATCATTTACAAAACTACCAGTAATATATCCAAATGAAGTATTTGCCATTTTGGTTGCAATACTACCACTCAATGAGGTAATACTACTGCTAACACTACCACTCAATGAGGTAACAGAGGCATCGGTTGCTAAGCCTGCACCATCTAATGTTGTTTTTAAATCATCTACTGATATATAACCAATCATACCATCTTCTTGTCTAGCCAATATTTGGTCTGTGGTTTCTACTGTATATTGTGGTAAATCTTCCGATGTTCTTTGAACATGGTAACGTTTTTCTGGATATGCCATTTTTAATTTATTTTTAATTGTTCTTATATAAATATAAAACAAAAAAGGGAAAGTATTTCTACTCTCCCTTTTTTTTATTTTTTTAGTTTTAACTACTAAAATCTACTCAAAGATTAAAGTTGGTCTAAACCATCAATGATAACTTTACCGTAGAACTCAGGTCTAACGATTTTCTTAGCATATCTAGTCATAACACCTCTTCTTGGAGTGAAGTTAGTTGGGTCATAAACTAATGGAGTCATAATCAATGGTACATATGGTGCGTAAACTGCTCCTGTTTCGAAGAAGTTAGAACCTTTGAAGCCCATTAATAATACGTTCTCAGTCATGTATGGGTTTTTGTAAACGTCATATCTGTTAGAGATTGAACCAATGTTAGAAACACCTGCAGAGAAAGTCAATGCATCTTTTCCTGGGTTAGCAGAGAAACCATTCATTGATTCTAAAATTGTAGCTACGTTTGGAGATACAACGATAAAGTTTGCACCACCTCTCATAGTCAATTGGTGAATTTTGTTAGAAACTTTTTGTAATTTAATACCTAAAGTTTGGAACCAAGTATTCTTTTGGTAAGCAGAAGCTGCTGCTGCTGAAGAATCAATAGAGAATCCAGCACCATTCCACTCATATCCTACTTTAGAAGACCAGTATTCAGTTGTGAAAGCATTTTGTTGTAACATTTCTAAGATTTCTAAGTCGATTTCTAAAGAGATGTACTCAGACAACATTTGAGTTAACTCAGCTTCAGCGTCTACACTATGGTAAGCGTTTAAGTCTTGAGCTAATTCAGGAGTCCAAATTGCTTTTAATTTTCTTGTCTTAGCAACGATAGGCTCAGATTTCAATTCTAATTCGATTTCTGGAATAGCCAAATCAGTACCTCTATCTTCGAAGTCACCTCTTGAGATATCAGTTGGTTGTACATGGTAATCCAAAGATACACCAACAGTTGCTAAGTTTGATAAACCTGTTGTAGCTACTACGAACTCAACATTTGAACCATTCTTAGTTGTGTATTGAGGGAAATATCCAGTTACAGAACCAGTCAATAAAGTCGGTTCGAAAGCTCTAACACCATTGAAATCTGCGTCAGCTGGTAATGCAACTACAACTTTCTTCAAAGTGTTACCTGCAAAAGATGCAGAAACTGAACCTGAAGTTAAATCGTAATCGATATCTGCTAAAGATGCAGAAGCAAAAGTTGCAGTGATTTCTGCAGTTTTGTTGTTGATAGTGTATCCGAATCTACCTGCACCGTACAAACCACCTTCAGCTGCTTGAGTTGAACCTAATTTAGTTGCGTTT